GCAGTTTAGCGGCGACAGAAAGCGGTAACGACACAGCCGCTATGACCGGTACCGTCGCCGTCACTGGCAGTTTAGCGGCGACAGAAAGCGGTAACGACACAGCCGCTATGACCGGTACCGTCGCCGTCACTGGCAGTTTAGCGGCGACAGAAAGCGGTAACGACACAGCCGCTATGACCGGTACCGTATCAGGTCTTGGTAGTGTCACCGGGAGTTTAGCCGCCATTGAAAGTGGTAGTGATACTGCTGCCATCACAGGCACTGTCGCGATTTCGGGCAGTTTGGCGGCGACTGAAGGCGAGAATGATGTCGCCGCAATGGCCGGTACGGTGGGAGCCGCCAGCTGGTCTTCCCGGCTAATCGAAAAGTATTTGTTAGAAGCGCCTGAGCGCAATTTTATTATTGAAGCCCCCGAACGCAACTACACTCTTGAAACCACGGCATGAAGATAAGCGATAAAGTCCCGTCCGAGATCATCCCGGTTTCATTTGAATACAGCAATATCGTATCAGCCGTTGATAGCGTGGTTTCTGTCAGTATTACGGTCATGACCGGCACTGATCCAGATGTTGCCGATATGTTGTACGGCGCCTATACACTGACCGGCACGCGTGTTGTCCAGTTGGTGCGTAATGGTGTAGCGGGCACAGTTTATCGTTTAAGTTGCCTGGTCAGTGTCGGCAGTGAAAAATATGAAATCGACGGCGATATGGCTGTTAAGGCATGGCATAGCACATGAGTTCATTCGGCGCTTTAATCCCAGACAAAATACTGGCCGATACCCTGGGCGATGATGTTTTGTATCAGTCTAAAAATGGACTGTTGTCAATTAAGGCGATGGTCAGTGACGACATTAACGCGATATACGCGGTTGAGTCGCATACTTCAGCCAAGCGCAAACAATTGGATGTTGCGTTAGCCGATGCGCCCGGCTTAAAAGTCGGCTCAAAATTCACCATCAGCGGCGTGAAAATGACCGTTGATGACATTGTTGCAAATGACGGCTTCTGGGCCACCTGCATCTTAAGCTGATGGCCGACACGATCCGCGAACGCATCATTGCCGCTTTTACCGAACGTGCCGCTGACCTGTCCACGTTGCCGGTCGAGCGTGCGCAGCGCTCGGTAGCGGAAACTAAAGAGCGCTTTGTTTCAATCTGGGACGGCACTGACAGCAATAAAACCGGCTCGTATAGCGTTGATAGCCTGGAATTCCCAATTGCGCTGGAATGTATCTGGCAGCATGGGACCGATAACCCCAGCATATCCGCTAATGCGCTACTGGGCGAAATCACGACCACGCTATTGAAAGATAAAGACCGCACCTTTGGCGGCTTGGCAAGCAATACCCGCCGCGTGTCGGCAACGATCAATTACCCGCAGGACGGCAGCAAATATACCAGCGTCGTGGTTACCTTCGTGATTGATTATGAAACCGTAGCGAACGACCCATACACACTGATCGATTAACCCCAACCCGCAAGGCAAGGGCTTTTTAAATAGTAGGAGTTTTTACCATGGCAAAAACAGCCGCCGACGCCAGTCTCGAATACGAGGCCGGCCAAACCCCCACCGCGATGTCGGCTCTTACCGACTCCGGCGATCATAAAAAATTTACCAGCGCCGCGTCGCTGTTTTCCGGCGTGGCCGGGTTTACGCCAATTATCCGGCCTAACGGCGTGATTACCGGCGGCGCTGTCACGCCCGGCGTGAGCACCACCAATGACAAGGTCGATGTTGCCGCGTTAACCGTGTATTTGGCCGGTGTAAAAACTACCGTGGCCGCCGCACTGGATCAAACCATTACGCGCGGCGCAACGACCAATATCTGCATTATCAACAGTATCACTATTAGCAGCGCCGGTGCGGTTGCTGTGATTGCCGGTACTGCGACGACCGCTTTTTCGGAAACACGGGGCGCCGATGGGGGGCCTCCTTTTATCCCGGTCGGCAGCGTGGAAATTGCGCAAGTGCGGCTATCGTCCATTACCGCTGCTGCGATTACCGCCGAACAAATCTATGCAGTGCCGGGAACCCACCTGGAGCGCTACGATTACCCGCTGTTTGAAGAAGATTACGCAACCGGCACGGTGTCGTTTAATACCGCCCTGCCCTTGAGCCACACTGGCGGCGTGCCGAAAAAGGTGTATGCCAGCTATTCAGCGCCGGTTTTTGCTTTTATAAGCAATTCATCCAACTTTGTCGCACCTGAAAACGCCTTTAGTTCAACATCCAAACAAGTCTACGGCGGCACCGTAGGCAGTACCAGCAAGTCACTGGCGGCTGGCGGGTTTGATGCTATTTTAAAAAATGGTGTTTCGGATGCGGTGCTGGGTCTTGCCGGAAAAAATTTGTGGTTCCGTTTTTACCCAGACAAATACCAAGCCGATTATATTCTCTGTCAAGGCACATTGGGCGTTAAACGCGATTTTCCAGCAGATGGCAATATCAACGCTAAATGCACGATCAGCCCGTTGCAGGCTGCTGTTAATGTGATCGCCTAATGTTTGACCCACAAGCCTTCACCCAATCTAAGTTCGTGACCCGTACCGCTGTGGTACCGGTCCCGGACTTGGCCGCCTGGTTTAAAGACGGCGAACCAGCCCAGTTTGAAGTTCGCGGGCTGACCGGCAACGAGATGGCGATCTGCAATGAGGCCGCCACCAAGCGCACCAACATTGAAATGATCATCACCGCGCTAAAACTGACTGAGGAGCATTCCGACGCCCTGCAAAAGCTGTTGGGCACCACCAAAGACGTGCCCGGCGAAATCGCCAAGCGTCTGGAAATGCTAAACATCATTTTTCCCGGCTTAGGCTTTCCGGTCTGGATTAAGGTGTGCGACGCCTTCCCGATGGTGTTTTATCAACTGACCAACAAAGTTTTAGAGCTCACCGGCCAAGGTAAAGCCGTGGAAAAGCCGCTGCCCTCTGGAGAAGCCCCAGCATAAGGGCGTTGATGAGCCTGCTTGATCTGCGCGGTGGTTATTTGTATCAACACCGCCCGGACCATTTTCCAGAGGGATTTTTAACCGATGTCGAGTTTGAATTATGGGTCCTGTACTACCAGCAAAAACCAAAAAAATAAGGGCTAAAAATGGCTGACGCACAGCGTACCATTGACATTATCTTTAATGCGATCAACGAGACCGGCGAAGGTCTCTCAAGCATTGCTGATGATTTACAGTCCTTATCCGACGAGGCCTCAAATGTTACCGGGCCACTGGCGGAAATCGCTGATCAGGCGGTATTGACGGAGTCAGCGATACTGTCAATGGGTGCGGCGTTTTTAACCGTCTCGGTTAATGAAGCCTCCCAATTTAGCGAAAAAATAGAGGAAATCGGCTCACTGGTCAATGCCCAGCCTGATGACATCGGTGCATTAAAAACCGCTGTCCAGGAATTCGCATCCGATTCAGTTAGTAATTTTGACGCTATTGGTCAGGCGGTCTACGTCGCGACATCGAACCTGGGTGATACCTCAGCGGCCATGGATGTCTTGGTTACCGCTGAAAAAGGCGCTCAGGTTGGGGCGACTGACCTGGAAACCTCAACGGCCTTGTTGACCCGGACTATGAACGCTTATGGTCTGGTCACGGATGACAGCAAAACCAACACCGAAAACGCCGAACGCGTCATGGCGGCGATGTTTGTTACCGTGCAAAACGGTGACATCAACATGGGTGCTTTGGCAGACAATATGGGTAAGGTGGCCTCCACCGCTGCCGCTGCTGGTATCCCCATTGAAACCGTCGGCGCCGCATTGGCCGCGCTGACCGGTGCCGGTGTCAATGCCGAACAGTCAACCACGCTACTTAATGCTGTCATCAAAGAGCTGTTAAAACCGAGCGATGATTTAACCGCTGCCTTGGGCGGTTTGTCAGTAACCACAGACGGCCTGCCCGCCGTCATGGATGCGCTAAAGAACTCGACCGGCGGCAGTGCAGAAAAGCTGTTTGCATTGTTCAGCAGTTCCGAAGCGGCCAAGGGCGCTTTGATCTTAGCAAATGACAGCGCGGGCAAATTTGACGGCACATTGACCGCGATGTCCACCAGTGTATCGGCGTTCAATACTAACTATCAAAACATGTCCGGCGGCGTTGATGACTCAACACAAAAGCTGGTCAACAATACTACTATCCTGTTGCAAAAAGTTGGTGAGCCCTTGCAAGATGGCTGGGCGTCCATCCTGGACGGCTTATCATCCATCGTACAAGGCTTTTCGTTGTCGATTGATGAGGGCGCTTTCGAGCCGGTTTTTACCGCGTTTGATGGTTTTGGTACCGACATATCCGATACATTAAAACGTATCGGCGATAACCTGCCCGCTGCGCTGGAGCAGGTAGACTGGTCCGGCCTGATTGCCGTGTTAGGTGACTTGGGTATTGAAATAGGCGATCTGTTCGACGGTGTCGATCTCTCATCACCGGAAGGTTTAGCGAACGCGATTCAGTTTGTCGTAGACTCGTTTGCCTCGTTGACGGCTGTCGTATCCGGCATTGTTGATGTCTGGGGCCCGGTGGTACAGGGCTTTATTGCCGGTACCGACGCATTCAATGATTTGGATAACGGAGCAAAAAAGACTTTTGGTCAACTGACCGGGCTTGCGGAAATCTTTGAAACGCTGAAAGGCTCAGTCACCACCGGCGCTGATGCGCTCGATACCATCGGCAGTTCATTGCAAGCGTTGGCCGGTATTAACGCCGCGTCAACTATCGCTTCTTTGACGACCGCGCTGGGGACCTCTGTTAGTGCGGTTGGTTCTGCCGGCTTAGTCGGAGCCGCCGCCCTTGCCGCCGGTGCGGTCGGCTATACCGCGGGTTCTGGCTTGGCGTGGGGCTTGGATCAACTGATCAGCAAAGCGACCGGTACCAGCACGTCGCTGGGCGGCTTGATCTTTGATCTAACCCACAGCGGCGAAGCGGCCACAGCCGCCGTGACCAGCGTTGACAAAATGGGTGACGCCATTAAAGGCACGGGTGAGAAAACCATCACTGCTACATCGGAACTGAAAAGAATATCCGATGAAACTGGCGTGCTAGTGACCTCCAGTGATGATCTAAAAAAAGCCATGGACGCCGGGCTGATCACTTTCGATGCCGCCACCAACAGCTTTATAGCCACCGGTACCGGTATTCGGGATTTTGACGCCGAAGTGGCCGCCGCTACGACCGGTTCCGGCACATTTGCTGACAAAGTATTGGCAATTTCTGAATCCTTGGGCCTGGTCAGTGATAGCGGAGAGACCGTAATAGACAGCTTTACCGACATGGCCGCCGCCGAATCCGCTGCAATGCGGCAATTCGATGATGGTCATGAAGTTTTCATCCGCTACGAAGACGGCATGTACAAAGTCGTCGGCACTGGCAAGGACCTTAAAAAATCACAAGATGAAGTTGCAAAAGCCGTTGAAGATACCAGCAAATCCAACGTCAAGGGCTCCACAGAGTGGGTCAACGTCATGCAAGTCATGCAGGACGCCACCAACGCCGCCAATGATTTCAGAATCAAAGCCGAAGAGATCACCGAGCGCCGTTATGAAGCGAATCTATCGGCGCTGGTTGATTTACGCGTGGCTGAAATCGAAGCCGATACCGCGCGCATTGCCGCTGCGTTTGACTCGCTAAATGCCGGTATCGCTTCAACCGGGGAAACCCTGGTAGGCTTGGCGGAAATCTTCGCGAACTCCGGTAACCTGGACGAAGCCAAACAACAATTTTTGCAAGACCTCGTCATTGCTGAAGAAGCCCGCCGGCAATCACAATTTGATTTGCAAAAAGAGCTGATCGACAACCAAAACGAGTATCTGAAAGCCAAGATTAACCGGCTGAATTCCGGGCAATCGTTGATTACCATAGAATCCGGCACCTTGGCGCCGGAACTGGATTCATTGTTAAGCAAAGTCATGCAGATGATACAAATCAAAGCCACTGACGAAGGCGCAAGTTTATTGTTAGGGTTTGGTAACGACTGATGAAAGTAAGCCTCTGTACGGAACTGTTTAACCTGCTCGGCGATGTCATATTGAACGCCAGCGAAGACAGCGATTTTGTTTTCCTGTCCCGCCGCCTGACCCGGACCGCCACATTGGACGGCGGCGCTGTCATTGTCGATAACGGCTTTTCGGCGGCGGACGGCACGATAAAAATCATTGTGGAGCCCTCACAAAACAGCATTGCGATTTATAGTCAGGTCGCCAACATCATCAAACAATACGGCATGGTCACCGTGTCCAACGTAGACGGGATTTTTTTGGCGGCGATCGAAAGCGTCAGCAATCAAAAAACCACATTAACGATTAACTTACTTATCAAAAGCCAGTTGGCTTAAAGGAAACTATCATGGCAGGCGGTTTAGCAGCAGAAGGGGCGGTCGTCATGGGCGACCTGGTATTTAAAGGCAGCAATGCGGATCGTGGTTCAACGTTGCAGCTCGGGTTATTTACCAATTCGGTTAATTTAGCAGCATTAAAAGCGTTGCCGCTGACATCCATCACTGAGCCGACCGGCGGCGGCTATGCCAGAAAAACGCTAACTGATGCAAACTGGGTTGATACTGCCGGGGTGGTGACTTATCCATTACAAACGTTTACAGTGACATCGGGCGGCTATACCGGGCAAGTGTACGGCTACTTTATCGCCACCACCGGCACTACGCCGCGCTTACTGGTTATTGAGATAGACCCTGCCGGCCCTTACACGCTCAATGCCGGCGACCCGTATAACATCTATTTGACTGCCAACTGGTTGTAAGCCGTGGCGTATGATCCGCATTATGACAAAGTAGTATTGCTTTGTCAGTTTGACGGGGCCAACAATAGCACCACCATGACGGATGAAAAGGGGCATCCGTTGACGGCTTATGGCAATGCTAAACTATCGACAACAAGATCACGATTCGGGGGGTCATCACTTTCGTTAGAGCCTAATAATAGCATAGAGCCTAGTATTAGAGCGTACGTTACCGGGGATGCGCACAGTACAGATTTCGATCAGGATGGGGCTGTCGATTTCTGCATTGAGGCCTGGATTTATGTTGAAAGCAGCATCTCGCCGACCTGGGGCCGAGTCGTTGGCTGTGGCGGAGTCGGTGGAACCAGTGCAGCGGTTAACTGGGGACTTGATATATCCGGTAACGGCAAAATGCGACTGGAATGGGGAAAGTCGGATACAACTCGCTATAACGACGAGTTTTTTAGTGCCAATGTTCCAAAAAATGTTTGGACGTTTATAAAGATTTCAGTTGAGGGCACCTCAATACGAGCCTGGATTGATGGCGTTAGTAAGGGGACAAAAACCATCAACAACACGACAACCCCACGGGTGTCAGTGTCAACCGATAGAATCGAGATCGGCTTAAACCCCAATCAGTCTCCCGATTTCCGCTGCTATATCGACAGTCTGCGGGTCACCTTTAACGAAGCGCGCGTTTCTGATACCGCCGTTCCTACGGCGCCATTCCCGACCGCTGCACCGCCCACTATTTATGGTGACATACCGATAACGGTTACCATGACTAGCGAGATGAGCCCTTTCAACTCGCATACGTTACACGGTGACATCCCGATCACAGTCACCATGAATAGTACGATGACGGGCCCCGCAAGCTATAGCATTACCGGTGACATACCGATTACGGTCACCATGGCTAGCACCATGACGGCTTTACCGTTACAGATTCGCACGATGACGGGACAAATCCCTATTCGCCCAACACTGTTTTCGGCTATGCGCAAAGTGCTGACGGTTCCGCCCGGTTGGGTACGCCGTCAATTCATCTGTGAGTTAACCGGCAGCCCGGATATAGCGCTACCGATCAACTCCTTTAATGCGGATTTATCAGTATCGGGCCTCAGCCATTTAAGCGCAGTTATCCACAATGCCAATGACGCACTGATCAGCGCCATTGAAGCCCACGCGGACGGTGACATCGTTGTTAAGCGTTCGCACGACTACGCCGACGGCAGCCGCGTAGAACGCGAATTTATCCGTGTTGGTTTCAATCCTCCCTACAGTTCCGACACCGGCCCCAAGGCAGGCACCACCCTAACGCTACGCGGTGAGCGGGCTATCCCGGCCACCTCATTTAAAAGCGTGCCGGTGTTTGACGTGATGAAATACGCATTATCAGGCGGAGCCGCCCGCTACACGTCCGCTATTAATGATGAACTGGCGTTGGGCGATACCGCCATCATCAACGGTGACCAACTGATTGTCGGGAAACTCAGTTACACCGTCAACCCCAAAGCGGAAATCATGGAATTAGTCGAATACACTGGTGACGGCCTGGACATGCCCAGCGCCATCGGCAGCAACGCCCGCTTAAAGCCCTTGCAAGCCTTCCCGGTTACCCATATCAATGCTAATTATGACCTGTGGCGTGAAGATGCGCTGCGCTATAATGGCTTGACCTTAAGCAATCAGGCGGTAAATCAGAGTTACAGTCTATATGTGGATTCAGCAGGCTTGCTGTGGTTTATGGACGGATTTGAAGGAATCTCCAATATCCCGGTATTTTTGACCGGCGGCGTGGTGCAAGCGCGGGTAAATTTACAATGAATATTCCTGAATTGGTCGTGATTGCCGAAATAAGAGCCGCCGCCGGCGTTGGTGATAAGCCTATGTTGCATGAATTGCCGGAAATGATTAACCAGCTTAAGCACGATGCTGATCGATTTAAGCTGGTTCAGGAATGGTATGCGCGCGATGGGTCAATGGGTGGCTTGTCGCAGATAATGGACCCGGATAATTAACTGATAATATGGCCGACATCACCGGACAAATAGACATCACCGTCACCATGAACTCAACGATGGAAAAGTTGATTGGCCGCATCATGACCGGCAGTTTGATAATCCGGCCGGTGATGCTGTCTAACATGTCCAGACCGGTTAGCATTAAGCCGAATTGGATTCGGCGACAATACCTCTGCGAGTTGACCGGCACGCCGAATTTATCCTTGCCGCTGTCCAGCTTTATCGCCAGCCTGACAGTATCCGGTGACAGCACGTTAAGCATCAGCCTGACCGGGGCAACTCATTTGATTAACGACATCTTGGACCGCAAAACCGGCGATCTGATCATTAAGCGCGTCTACCAATTCAGCGACGGCAGCAGCACCACAATAACGTTTATCCGCGTCAACTACGGCACTCTATCCGCCACCCAAGACCCCAAAGGCGGTACCAAACTCACCTTGACCGGATCCAAGCGCATCAAAGCCACCGCCTATAAAAGCGTCAACCTCACCGGCGCACAGTTCAGAAATTACAATAACGGCTTGTTGCGCTACCGTTGCCCGGTTGATGAGCAGCTAAACCCAGGCGACACCGCCATTATTAATGGGGAACAATTGGTTGTCGGAAAAATAACCTACACCGTTGGCAGCGGTTCCGATTTTATGGAAATCGACGAATACAGCCCCGATGGACCGGATGGAGTATCCGGCATCGGTGCTAATGCCCGCCCGGTGTTGCTGACTGAATATGCGGTGCTGTTGACGGATACCAATTATTACCTATGGGTTTATAACGCCCTGGCCTACAACGGCATCACTGCTAGCGGCGAAACGGTCGGTCAGCCTTATTTGCTGTACAAAGATTCTGACGGCCTGCTTTGGTATCTCGCAGGCTTCGAAGGCTACAGCAATATTCCGGTTTACCTGGTGGACGGAGTGACTCAAGCCAGTGTCTAAAGCGCGTATCGTTAAACATCTTGGAAAAGGTCGGTACAAAGTCATGCTGCTGACTGACACCAGTATTATTGAAGCTAAAATTACCGCGCTGAACGCCCGCATTGCCTTGGCCAATACCCGCATCAATGGCGAGCTGCAAGACAAGGTCGATGAAACCTTGGCCGCGCTCAATGCGATCGAAATCCCGGAAGACATCGCCGAACTCGCGCAACTGTTGCGTGCGATGACCTTTGCTCGCACCGCTTATGATAACGCCGTCAATGCCCTCGCTCAGGAAAAATTCAATAGGGAAAACGCCCGAGACGAAAAAGGCAAACTGGAAGGCTACGAGCCGGAAGTTGAGCGTGACATCTGGTGTGCCGACTACACCACCAACCTAAAGCCAGATACCGAGGTTGGCGTGATCGACTGGTACCAATACCGCGAACGCTCCACGTCCGGCGATCCGGTTATTGTGCCTGGTTACCTGTCCGGCAAGGAATCCGCCTATACCCGTGTCCGCGACGGTGTCAGTGTGCCCGAGATCAGCATGACGACCTACGGCTGGTGGTATGCGATGTGCCTGGTAGCGGGTATGGAACGGCAAAACCCGCACTACCGGAAAGCTACCGTTACCGCGCTGAATGCTGATGGCACCGTTGATGTTACCGTTGATGAAATCTACACCCAGGCGTTAGGCTCACAAGCCAAAGACTTAACCGACGATGAATTGAATTTATCGAGTGTGCCGGTGCACTATCTGGGCGTCGATAGCGCGGTTTTCAAAGTCAACGACCGCGTAGTCTGCGAATACCCGCGCAAGAACTTTCATAAAGACCTTGCCGACAGCTACACCGCGCAAGTGACCGCACTCACCGCCCGTGTCACCGCGCTCAATGCCAAAATAGCCGACTATGTCGCCCAATTAGCCGCGCTGCAAATCATCATCGATGCGCTGCAAGCGGACATTGACGATAAGCTGCAAGCGATACAAGACGAGCAAACACTAAGCGGTATCACTGCCCTGCAAAACGAAATCACTGATCTGGATAACCAGATTTCTGATTTAAAAATCATCATTGATGATGCGAACGCCGCTATTTCTGATGCGTCATCCGCCATTGCCGGACTAAACCGCGACATCGCTGACAAAAACGCACAACTAGCCATTTACAATGCCGAACTCGATCAACTGATCAGCGAAGGCGCACCGCCGGGTGAGATCGACGCTAAGCAGGCCCAGATAGACGGCATCAGTGGTGAAATAACCGCGCTGGTTATCGAGCGCAACAGTCAGCAATCAATATTAACCCTCGCCGACATCGACCGCCAGTCCGCCGACGAGGAAAGCCAGGATTTGCAAATCATCCGCGCGGAAAAAGAAGCGGTACTGTTTGCGCTCTTATCGAACAAAACGATCACCCAACAAGAGCTTGATATAGCGCTTGCTGAAATGGCCTATCAAGAAGACAAAAAAACCAAACTCGAAACCAAGCGCGATGGTGTTACAGCGTTATTGGTTGATGTGGAATTGCAAATTACCAAACTAACATCATTTGCCGACGATGAACTGGGCAAATATGCGATGTTAAAGGCCTTTACCGACACCCGCCCAGTAGAAGTCACCGTAGTCGGTTTTGTCGATCACCCCCGCCCCGCCGAAGGGTTAGCTTTTAAAGACAGCGCAGGGAACTGGAAAATCGTAATGCAGGACGGCAAGGAAACCAGCTTAAATACTCCCCCGGCATTAATACCAAACGGCCCTAACAGTTTCAATTGGGGTGTTCCTGATGATGACGGCTATTATGATCATGCGTGTGTGTGGAATTGGCATGATATTCGGGTTGCTGGCTATAATTACAACGACATTGTCCCTAGCCCAAGCAGCATATTATGTGCGGGTGTTATAAAAAATACCCCAACGCCTGGTGATATTACTCTAAAAGTTATTACAACCTCATTTTATACCAGAACATTTGTTGTTAAAGACGGCTCAGTGTTGTCACAAACAGGCAATAACTTCCCAACGGATAATGAGGTCGTTTGGGATAACGGCATAGTCGATGGACAGGAAACAGGCTCTTTCCCTGCTGTACCGCATAGCTACACGACACAAATATTGATTGATAAAAGCGGCTTATTTGCAGTGATCGCTAATGTCGAAGATTTTTACCTATTTACCAATGGCGGTCCACAAGTACCGCGTGGCGGGAAAGGCAAAATTCATATTTATGATTTATTGAACTACACAGTAACAAAACTAAGCGATCATAAGTATATTTCGCGGTACGACACCGGTGGCAGTTTCTATGGCGATCCGGCAACCATGCACAATGCGCCGATCCGCTATGTGCATCAATCAATGCGCTATGGTGTTGATAACGAGATAACCATCGTTGCATTGACTGATGTTGTATTAATTAATTACGCCGGTACCGTCAAATATTCAGAAGTTACATTTAAGAACAGAAAAATAAATATCATAAAGGAACTCTACAGCGATCAGTCACAATATACATTTAGCTATCCTGGCGGCATTTCAGATGGTTATAATAATATATCAAGGTTCCTATCAACTATAGTCGATAATGACACGCTCTATACCATCACCACACGGCGAAACTGTCCAACTGATACTATGGGCGTATTTGTCGGTGTTGAAAGCCTGATTATGCCAACAGGTCAGCACACGTTAAAAACGGGTGTTAGAGGAAGATATGATGCGTGGGTTCCAGGTGAATATGAAGCACCCGGAGCCGAGCCATTAAGCTATGATAATGCTTACGCCAACGCTACCGTACGTATAGAGCTAAATGATATATCACAAGCTACCGTACGCGGTTTTTCCGCAGGCTGTGTAAAAGTATCGGGGCTTTATAGTCCTAATATGTGGGTAGAATTCAGAGGAACCGCGTGTAAAATAGTCGATAAACCTTCAACTGATTACACAATATTGATTTGATTGCCAGCGCATCATTCATCGTCGCGCAAATAAAAATATCGTATGCAATGTATCGTTAACTTATTGATATTAAACACTACAAAAAGCCAATAAATATGCAATTAAAACAATTAAGCTATTGATTTATAATGAGTGAGTTTATAATTGTGATTCCTGTTGTCGCGGGTTCGAGCCCCGTCGTTCACCCCATTAAATTCAATAAGTTGCATGTTTTATTGATATTAAAATAATCGGTAATATGCAATAGCGTATGCAATTAATCGCATAGTCTATCGATTTCATTTAGTTTTTTTCTGCACCTACCGCCAAAATAGTTATTGGTGGAAGTCGTTGCCAAATCTCAGGAAACCTTAACGCGGCTTGGCGGATTAATTCTTCGGCGCTTATTTCCAGTGATGGAGCGAAAAACGCGCTATTCGATCCGCTCCTGTTATCCACTGAATAATCCCAAAATGCCAATGCGCGGGTGATGGCGTTGTGACAGTCGATGTAATCTTTTTGGGTGGATGGGCTGAGTTTTTGCCAGATTCGGGTCTGCTGGAATTCGGCGGACAGGGTGCTGAAGGTGGCGGTTTGTTTTGGCGCTTGCGCAGTGGCGACGGCTTGCCAGATTTCGGTCAGGGTGGCGTTTGCGCCGCACAGTTTTTTGGTTTTGCTGACAATGATGCTGTCTACGTCGTCGATGGTTAATGTCGTCGCCATGAGTTACGGTCCAAAAAAGCCGATGGTGTGGCTGTTGTCGTGACCATGCCAGGGGTTTATGTCGCGCGGGGTTGGTTCGGTGTGGCGTTCCTCTAGCTTTACGGTAACGGTTTTGGCTATGCCGGATGGCTTTATTTGCCCTTGTCCCGGTGGTGTTAAGTTGGGTATTTTGGGTGCTGTTGGATGTTTGCTTTGTTTGCGCAGGTTAATCGGGTCTGTTTGATAGTCTTGCCCTGTAAAAACAATCTCTTTTAAGTTGTTTTTTTGGGTCCAGGCTAGGACGTCTTTTAGGCCATAGTAGCTTTGCGTGTTAACGGGACTATAACAAACCACAGGTGGAAATTTGTATTTTGGTGTTTTTAGCAAGACGCTGACTTTGGTGCGCCCTACTCCGGTGAGTAAGCCAATGCCCGCGCGGTTGATCAATGTGCCTGGGGTGATGGTGCGCGGTTTTTTTGCGCGTTTGAGGTTGGCGATTTCTTTCGCTGTTATCACGATTTGATCAGGGCTTTTTTCAGGTAAGCTGTTGATGTTGAATCGTAGCGCCGCCTGTTGGTCAAAGGTTTTGGGTTGCTCTTCTTTTGTATAGTCATTAACTGAAAAGATCATTTTTTTGACGTCATGCGTTTTTAGGAAGGCAACCGCATCGGCTAAGTCGTAGATGAATTCGTTTTCGCCTTTTTTGCCGATCACTTTCGGGAATTTACCTTGAAAGTAATTAATTGCGGCGTACATTTTTGAATGACTGACACCCAGTATTTTTTGCAGGCCGTGGCGGTTGATGCCAATGGTGCCGCGCTGTATGGCTGTGTGCGTTTCGGATGCTTTCCAAGCTATGACTTCTTCGATGGTCATGACTTTTAAGGTGGGTGGGATTTTAGGGTATTTGTTCATGGGGGTGTTCCAGTCTGTGTTTTAAAATTGTCCATGCTGTTGCTGCCACTCTTGGTACTTGTCCATTGCCAAGGGCGAAAATGCGGTGCTTCCAATCGGCCACCCCATGAGCCACTCGACAAATATCGGGTTCATGCGGCCACCGATTTGTTGGCGCAGGGATTGTCCGGTCATGTTGAGGGTTATGCCTGTGCCGCCGCGAGTGGCATCGGATGCGCTGGGTGTGGCAAATTGATTGGCTATCATTGTTCTCAGGTTGTCGCCGCCTGTTCTGTTTTTGCCACGACCGGGCCCGCCCAAGGCGGCGCTTTTGGTTGGGGTTGGGTGTACAACCGCATCGCTCAGTCGTTTTTGTCCGTGTCTCTCTATGTGCCCGGCTCCACTCTTGCCCTTCACGTCGGTTGCGCTGATAGTGGGCAACAATCCAGATACGTTCCCGTTTGTGAGGTGCGCCGACGTGGTGCGCTCCCACAATACCCCATTCCGCATCGTACCCCAGCGCGGCAAGGTCACAGAGGACGCGCTCGAGTCCTCGAATAGTGAGCGCTGGGCTGTTTTCAATGAATGCGTATTGGGGTCGTATTTCGCCAATGATCCGGGCCATTTCATGCCAGAGTCCTGAACGTGCGCCTGATAGACCGGTGCCGGTTCCTGCTGAGCTGATGTCCTGGCAGGGGAAACCGCCGCTGATAAGGTCGATTTTGCCTTGCCAAAGTTTGCCGTCGAAGGTGCGCACATCGTCCCAGATCGGGAACGTTGGAAAGATGCCGTCAAGCTGGCGTTGCAACAACATTCTTCGGTTGGCTGACTCGATTTCAACGGCGCAAACGGGAGTGTGTCCGAGCAACAGACTTGCGTATAATCCACCGCCGCCTCCGGCAAATAATGCCAACTCATTCATGACCTCTACTATTTAGGCGGCAATGCAGCCAGCTGAAAGTGCATGCCGTCTGGGATGGTCCACAAGCCGCCCCAGTCAAAACCGGCGTTGGTGAAACAAGCGACCAGGTCTTCTGACATCGTTGGTTTTCTGCCGTAGCCGTTCCAGGCGGCGTTGATGTCGATGGCGACACCCCAGGAATGCAGTGATAGTGTGGTGCTTTTCCCGGCTTTTTTGCGGATGTTAAAGCAGCCGTCCCAGGTTTTTAACTCGCCTACTAATCCGCGTTTGATGATGTTTTCGAACGCGTGCGTTAATGGGGTAATCATGTCTTTGTTGCAATAGATGCGATTGGGGATGGCGCCGATTTCCAGGTGCTCGGGGACATCCCAGAGGATCATCCAGGCTTCTTTTTCCGGTTTGCCGTATTTTGCTTGGCAGGTGGTGTCTTTTACCATGGCAGTCTCGCTTTTATGTGGCTTAAGGGTTGTGCTTCTCGGTTGATTTTCATCCCGGTTTTGATGCCCATCTGTATCGCGGTGGCGGCGGTGGCGCCGTCGATCAGTTGTTCACGTACGGTGATGGCGGCACAGGCTTGGGCGACTTGATGACCGCCTTGTTTTTGTACGCGGTAGACGGCGGCGGTTTGGGCCATGACTACGCGCATGAGGAGTTGGTTAACCAGGGCAGCAGCCCAGCTGGTGGGTTGGTTCATGGCTGCATTCCTATTTTTAGTTGGGCAATTTCATTTTTTAGACGTGCTATGTCTGTTTTATAAGCAACCGCTACGCTGGCGCTTTGTGCGCTTTTCTTGGCCTTTTTTAAAGCGTTAATGCGTTGTTGATGGTCATTTATGGCTGCTTCTTTGTTGGCTTCTTGTTCGGTCATGGGGTTGTTCCTAAAATGCACGTCCTTGTGCGTTATGGATATACTTTAAACAATGCCCCAATCTTCAGCCAGCATGTCAGCTTGACTCGCCAGCCAGCCGGGTTGCCATTGTTGTTGAGCGGTCCACATCACAATATAGGGCCGGCAATCCAACGGAGTATTTTCACCAATATGTTTTGCCGTTCTATCGTTAACTTTTGCGCCAGGTTGTTGGCTATTAAATGCCGGTAATTGCAATTCAGGCATCAAAACAAGCCACATATTTTTTCCATTCCAGCCTGACCGACTTATTTTTTTGCCGCTTTTTAATGCTTCTAATGCTTCTCCAAAATTCATAAATTACCTTTTATTTTGTTGTTAAATTTGTTTATCAAGCAGCGATGGTTTGTTATCACAATCACCGCTAAATTCTGTTTTGTTTTTCTTGGTAGGCCATGTTGCCGATAAAGATTCTCAGCGCCTGTGCCGATGACTTGATTTTGGCGCGGAATTCTTGGGCGATGGTTTCCTGAAGGGTTTCCAGTTTGCGGATGCGGTATTTGAGTTTGACGTCTTTGTCGGTGCTGATTGCGCGGAGTTGGCAATTGAAGAAAACTTGATCGAAGCCTTCATAGGGGTTGGCCATAAATAAGAAGCCGGTCGGTGGTTCTTGTCCGGTCGAGTCCTGAATTTCTATGGCTTCCATGGCGCTTCTGCTGGCGGCAAAGTTGTTCGTTGTCTGATCAGCGGTTGAGGTGGATTTTACGGTTAGCTTTCGCAGTGTTTTTAACGTATTTGCAAATGGAACAGCATCCGATAAAGTTGGCGTACTGTAATAAAATTGAACATGATCTTGCCAGTCTTCCGCAAAGTCGATGAACGCTTGTTGATCAAGCGTTGTATTGCAAAATTGCAACACCGCCGCATAGGCTGGTGTCTTTTTTAAAGACACCATGGCTTTGTGTTCGCCCCATAGCGGGATTCCATCGTTGCTCATATCTAAGATGGCATTGGCGGCCATCTCGTTTTGATCGATAAATATAAAAGTATCGGCGGTGCTGAATTCTTCAAGGTAACATAGATATTCACCAATCAGGTTGGTTTTGTAAGTGCCACGGAAGCGGTCTGGTTTTTGTTGTAACAACTCCAGACTTTTAATGGCATGTTTGTCTGGCAAAATAACGGCATTGGCATTAGCTAATATTGGGTTTAGTGCTTGTGTTGTAGCAAGTGATGCAATCGCATCGACGGCGGTGTTATCCATGATTATTTGCCTTTAAAGGTGACGACGGTACTATTGGATGGATCGTTTTTAAATAAGTCTTCCTGCAATTGTTGGCTGATGGTCAGATACCCCTCGCGGTTGACATACATCGGCGTAGAGGTAATGTCCCTTTCAACTTGATCACCGTTTTTCGTAGGTCGGCAGTATTTCAGCGTGTGTTTGACTGTGACGCTGTCACTTTCTCCGATCTGGTTAAATTCCAGTGTAACAACTACTGATCCTTTTCTGTGGTTCTGAATAGTGCCGATAGCGGCGAGTTTAATGGCCTCAGTAAATTTTTTGGTAAATATGCCGGCGCCTAATTCGCCGATCATTTCTTCTAGTGTGGGGTTTGGTTCGCTCATGGTAGTGTCCTCTGTTGAATGGTTGTTCCAGACTTGTGCGGCTTTGGTTCCCGTGGTTATCCCATTTTCGCCTAGTGATCAAAGCGAAAATGGAATAAGGCGGACAGGTGGTCGATTGCCGACTACCCGGTTTGAGTTGTTAAAGAATGCTTAACAACGGCGGGTTAATGCGCCGGCCAGGCTCGCATTGCGGACCAGGTGGCTTGTTTGCGCTTTTGGGTGTAAAGCTGGTTTTTCAGTATGCAAAGGTGTGGTGCGTTCATGCGCTGAATTTCCGGCTGGCTGTAATTGCGTAAATTGATCCAGCTTTCCATGAGTATTTCGTACGGCCAGAGTATGACCGCTATTGCGCTGATAATTGATAGCAGACCGGTGTAAAGTCGATGTGAAGTTCTCATAAATTTCCTTGTTGGTGTTGAATGGGGCCAATAACCACACGGCCATGACTATCCACAGCACCATTCCGCCGGCCATTAAAAGCAAATAGGCGTTAAGCGCTGTGATGGCGTTTTGGGTGTTTCTGTCGATGCTGCCGGATGTTGGTTTCATGGGTTTGGCCTCAGTGGTTGTGGTGGTTTTGCCAGGACTTAAACGGCTTCTGGCGTCCCGTTGTTATTCGATAAAGTAGGTTGATAGGTTAAAAAGCCCGTTACCGAATAATTCAAATTTGCCGATGGTTAATACCCAGCGCTTGCCTACTCGGGTGAATGATGTCCGTTTGGTTTTGATGTAGTAGCTTTTATGGGTGGTGTCTATTTGGATTCGCATAGTCTCTATTCTCAAAAAAGGCCCCGCCGTAACGGGGCTAAGTAGGAGGCATCTCACTGCTTCTTTTAAAAAGACCCGAGGCGGGTGTTTTTAAAAGAACCCCGGTTGGTTGACGGGGTTCCTGGTGTCGGTTATGGGCGGTTATCGGCCTAATTGGTCTTCGGTACCGGTTTCTTCAGCTTCTTTAATAATCAAATATTGTTCCTTGTAAATAAGCCCATTAACCATTGCTGTTGGGTAATCCGCATGCTCTACCTTTGTCAATACATCCCCATCCGGCCTTTTCTGCCATGTCTCGACATTAATCTTATGATCACTGGTATCAGCGTTTTCAATTCGTACTTGTTTTGTCATTTGGTATTACCTAAAAATGTGGGTTTAAACTGCTGTTTATTAATGGTTATGTTGTGCAATCCCGGCTCGGCTTTCCGGTTTAACCGATATGTATTCATGCGCTATGCGCCGATTGCACAGAAAAGACCTTGTTATTGAATCCCTAAGCACTATTTGGGCGGTTTATCCAAAGGGTGACAAGGTCTTTTCTGTGTCCACTGCTCTTACCCGGCAGTGGATTTAGGTAATTAATATTTTGATTTTCTGAGTTTTTTTGAAATGTCGTAAATAAAAGCCTTATAAACAGCTTTCATGTTTATTTCTGGTTCAATGGTTGTGGCTGCCATTTGATTGCTCCTGATCTTACCCGGCAAGGGATTTATGTTTCATGCTTGCTATTTCAGCCGACCGATATAATCTCAGCCGTACCATTGTTGTTTAATCCAGGGCCTTTGCAGCAATAACTCCATTTTTTATATGTCGCGTTCCATGTTGCCCAAACCAAGGTAAAACCTTTTATCGTTGATTTTTTAAAAATCAAACAAGTTGTTTTACTGACATCAAAACTATCAACGGGATCGCCATCAACTAATATTGTTGATACATCTACTTTTTTTTCAGTACCGTTGATTTTTATTAAAGCTTCCATAATTTCCCCCTGTTTGGTGATGGTGTTCGTCTGCCAAAAAGAGCCCGCCGGGCGGGCTTTTGAGTTGGCTGTTTTGTTGGTTTAAATATTAGCACAGCTATTTTTTAATGCAATAGCAAAGCTAATATTTTTTTATAAATATTTTTGAATGCCCTATAAATAAATTTCAGGCAATAAAAAACCCGCACGAGGCGGGTTTTTTAGGGTTATTTGTATGAAATTGCTTAAGGTCGATTAAGCGTTCATTGTATTGATGCGTTTTATTTAGCGATGCCTTTAATTGTGGCTGTAATTGGGTCACCGGTTTTTATACTTAGGCCGGTACAGCTCCATTCAGCACTGGTTCTGGATGGGAAGGTTTTAACAGCGCCGGTTTTATTATTTTTGCAGGTGTTGCTGAAGCTTTTATAGCCATTGGCTGAGCCATCAACGGTATGCAGATAAATACCATTGAGCGGAATATCTTTTACAACATCTTCATAAACGATTTTTAAGGCTTTGGCTGGATCAAACTGTACTTCACCAAAGTCATATTGGTTAACAATTAAGGTAGAGGCAACAAATAAATCATCGCACCAACTGCCGAATCCGCTTGATGAAGGTTGCAGTCTTATGTCATTCAGCTGCAAGCCGTTTTGAATGACTTTAAGGTTAGGGCTGCATAAGAATGGATTGCCTTTTATCGGTTTCGCCCTGACTAATAACGCTTTGCCGGTGCCATCTTTACAAGGTTCTCGCCAAAAGGTTAAGGTGATGGTTTCTGAGCTGGTCCTGTCGTAGGTAATCGAGTAGTTTGGTGTTTTTGGGCTTGACGGAAGCGGGGCCGGCATACAGGTATCAGAAACAAATCCGGGCGCTGCGCTTTGGCTGGCCATGGATTGTTTTAATAGGTGGGTTTCTATCAGTTGTTGGTTGTTGATTTCAACGGCTTGAACTTGCTCTGCTGTTATCGCTATAAAACAAAGCAGTAGTGGTTTTATTTTCATGGGCTTATTCCTTGGGGTTGCATGGACAGATAGATAGCGTCTCTCACTATCCTAATTCCAATAGTAAGCGGCATATCTGTAATCAGTATAGCCAATTTTTATCGTTTTGCTTCAGTCGATTGATTGTATTATTCAAAAATGTATTGGCCCACGATAACGCCGCAAATTATGACGTTTTCTGTGATTTCTTGAATCGGGTATTGTGGATTGAGTGGTTTTAATAGTCGTTTCCCGGCATCTTCTCGGTATTCTTTAAACGTGACTTCGTCAATATCGATTAATTTTGCTATAACCCGGCAGCCGTTGGTGATTTCTTTTTCTGGATCTACGTAAATGATTGAGCCGTCTGGATAGGTTTTCATGCCTATGTAGGGGCCGGTCATTGAGTCGCCACGCACCCGTAAAGCGTATGTGTGAGGTCCGTGTGTCGATGGACAGGGCAGCCACATTTCTGCATCACCCGGTATGTAGTTGTCAATTGCGCGACACCAAGCGCCCGCTTGTACATAGCTAATCAGTGGTACTAATTCATTTTTTCTTGTGCCGTAGTTAACGGTATTTTCGTTAATCTTGGAGTTTTCTATGACACCCTTATCGATCGCTTTATCTGAAAAACCAATGTCTTTTAAACCGGGTCGAATGTCTGATGGGGATATTTCAAGAAGTTTTGAAAAATCAATAATAGCTTGAATATTTAGCGGTATTTTACCGGTTAAATAATGGCTGACTGCGCCTTGGCTTTTATATTTAAGCTTATCAGCGGCTATGTCCTGAGTAAGTCCAAAGCGTTTTTTATTGTCATCCCAGGCCTTCTGTAAGCGCTTGGATTCTTCTTTTTCTTCAGTAGTTAATTCGCGTCGTTTGCTTTTCATATCGTAATTATTAGTCTTACTAATAAAATATCCAAATAGCCGTGCTATTTTTTTATTGACTTGTATAAATAGCATTGCTAATATCACGCCCCATGAACCTTGAACAATTTATAAAAAAACACAAAAACCAAAAAGAAGCGGCCAAAGTCCTTGGATTATCGCAAGGGATGATTTCGCATAGGCTACGCGGTAGGTATGCAATTACCGCCGATGTAGCCTTGGATTTAGAAAGGAGATCGGGCGGAGAAATGACCCGGTATGACCTGCTTCCAGATGTTTTTGGCCCTAAACCAGTTCAATCACACCATCATCATTCATCTGCGCTCGCTAGTAATGATCGCAATCCGGGTGATGGTGTGGCCCATACGGCCAATAATTGAAAGGGGGGTGTTTTTACCCATTTTTTTAACCACCGGGTTTCGGCTGTTTTGATAGTCGGTGGTGTTGTTTTATGGCGGTGAGCTGACGCGCTATGTTGGGACAAAATTCACTCGTGTCCGCCATGGTAAAGGATCGAATCCTTTCACCGCAACCTAACACTCATCATGTGTCCTGGCCCGCTACGGCGGGTCTTTTTTACCCTGAGTTTAGGATAGGGTTTTATGTGGTTTTCAACAATCAGAAGTATTGCGTAAGGTGTTTTCTATGACGACGATTAAAGCAGAATTGATTAATGCCGAACGTTTTACGGAACGAGAGGCGGAGATTGCGCGGTTGGTTTGTGAAGGTTTGGCCGACAAAACCATTGCGCGCGTGTTGGCGATCAGTATTAAAACTGTCAGCGCACATACTGACAAGGTTTATGAGAAGTTGGGTTTGCGGTCGCAATCGATTAACACACGTTGTACAGCAATCGTCACCATGATTGCGCGTGGCATGGTTCGCGTGTCGCTCAATTGTGTTTTTCTGGCGGTTATTTTCAGCGCGGTTCAGGTTGATGATTCTGCTTTGCGTGTGCGTTCGGTTCGATTTCATTCAATTTCGCGTAGGAATGACAACAATGCTTAAGATTTCTGTTGGTTTTTTTTGGATTCATAAAATTGGAACTTAACGACTAACTGAACGCGTCCAAAAGACTTTGAATATAAAAATGGGGAACGGGGATTATTCATGTTGAGATTTATCGAGCGAGTTATAAATACAGCGCATAATCATGTAACTCGCTGCGATTTCATTTTCAGCTTGATAAGCTTTTGCCAAACTTTGAGCTTGCGTAAAACACTTTGCATTTTCAGAAGCGCCGGGAATTCGTTCGCCGTATTTATCGTGA